TTCTCCTTGCGTAGCAACGGTTGCGGGGTGTGGCTGGGGCGGCGAGGCAGGCGCCGCCCCAGCCGGGGACGCTGGCGTCGTCTAGGAGACGGCGCCTGCGAGGAAGTGCTTGACCGCTCCGGTGCGATCGACGAGTACCCCGTCGCCGCGCATCGCCGCGCGGTACGTGATGACATCGTTCGCGAATCCGACGGAGTCGTCGCGGTCGAACCGGATCCCGCCGACCGTGCGGACCCAGTAGGAACTGAAGTCGCCGAACATGACGGACTTCGCGTCCACGCCGATCGCAGGCATGTTCGGGTCGGTCACGATCGATTTCCCGAGCAACTGATCTGGCGTTCCGGCAACGAGGCTGGGCTGGAACAGGTACGTCCCATCCACGGTGTTCTTCAACTTGCGAATGGCACCGATCGTCGCGTCGCGCATCAACCAGTAGCAGGACGAAGAGTTGCGATACGGCTCGATCACGCTGTAGTAGAGATCGATCAGATTGTCGGCGGTGATCGCACCGGAGACTGCGTCCGCGCCGTCGACGCCCTTGGTGCTTTGGGTGAGGACGCCCCACGGCTCGGTCGTGCCACCGCCGTCGAGGAGATCCTTGCCGAATGCATTGCCAAGAGCCTGTCCGGCCTGCTTCGCCAGGAACCCGAGCAGGTCGACACCGGAGTCTTCGACCATCTCGCGGGTCAGGTACATGAGGAGGCCGTACTTGTATGCCCCCATCTGGTACTTGCTGAAGGTGGGCTCGGACTCGGTGAACGGGTTCTTCTCTGCGGTGATGACCGCGCTGCTCACCCCGGTGATGATCGGGATCTCCAGCGTGTTGCCGCCGGTCGCGCTGGTGATCTGCGTCGGGTTGGTGCGCAGCACGCCCGAGTTCTCACGCATGTAGTCGGTGAGCCGGTTGATGAACGACACGGGGACGAGGTCGCCGCCGTCGGTCGTGCCGAGGGTGTTGAGGGGCGCGATGTCGCGCATCTCGAACTCCATCGACCGGATCTCGCCACGGCAGAATGCGCGCACCCGCGCCGCAACGTCGTCCTCGACCGGCGGGTCAATCGGCTTGACGCCGCCGCGCGACTCGATCTCCGCGAGGCGCTGGTCGTGCTCGACTGCGCGCAGTTCGGCGCCTTCGAGGCTCTTGATCCGCTCGTCGATCGCGTCGAGGTCGGCGGATGCCGCCGCGAACTTCGCGTCCTCCTCGGCGGTGAGCGATCGGCTCTCGGCTGCTGCGATGTCGAGGTCGGCCTTGATGCCTTCCCAGATGTTCGCGCGGTCCTCGCGCAGTTTCTTCGTGTATGTGGACATGGCTATTCCCCTTGGGATTGTTGGAGTTTTCGGGTGAGTGAGGGTGCGGTGCTGCGAGCCTCTAGCGGCGGGAGATCCACTCCGCGCGCCGCGCGCGTACGTCGATCGGGGCCGAGTGAGGGTCGCTCGGGTCGGCCACGGTCACCGCCGGTTCTTCGGCGGGTGGAAGTTCGTGGGTGATGAGGGCTGCGAGCCCTCCGCGCCGCGCGATCTGCGCGACGTCGTCGATGCCGGTCCCGAGCCGGACGGCCAGCGACCTGAGCGACACGTCGGTGTCCAAGTACGCGGGGGACGTGACCGGGGCGACGTCGATGAGTTGGACCTCGCGGAGTTCCCGCAGCGGGGTGCCATCGGGGGTCGTCGACCAGTCGTCTCGGATCGAATGGAAGGCGAAACTGCTGTGCCGGACATCGCCGCGTCGTGCGAGTTCGCGGACATCGCGGCCCGCCTGCGTGTCGGGCAGGTCGATCTCGTACGGCAGGCCGCGCGCGTCGGCCCAGACGCGCAACGTGCCCGACGACGTCCTGCCGAGGAGCCAGTCGTCGGAGTGGTTGAAGCGGGCGACCACGTCACCGGCGTGCGAGAGGGTCCTGGTGAACGCGCCGGGCGCGATCCGCTCGATGAAGCCGCCGAGATTCTGCGACGATCGGTTGAACGCTGCCGCGTAACCGGCGAGGGTGTTGCGGTCGTCGAGGGTTCTGAGTTCGACGGCGCCGCGCGCGTACCTGCGCTCGATGTCAGTCATCGGGATCTCCTTAAGGTCAACATGACCGACCGTCGGTCCATCGGCGATGTCGGCATGCCCTGCTGGGCGGTGTACTCGTCGGCCATTCCGAGCGCGGTGACGATGTCGATGTCGAGGACGCGCACCGGCATCGTCAACATCTGGCCGTCGATGTACTCGTTGGACACAGTCGCGGCCCATCGGTGGTGGCCGTCGATGATGTAGTTGTCACGGGTCACGAAGATCGACTCCTCGCTGGCGGTCCCGTCGCGCATCGCCTGGGCGATGCCGAGGGTCTTGGCCGCGTCCAACTCGGACTGCGACGACTTCAGGTGCGAGGCGTCGATGCGGGCGTCGGTGACGGCGATCCCGCGACCGCGCACGTGGTCGACGAATCCCGGCCCCAGGTCGACCTCGCCCTTTTCGTTGCGGGGCATCGTCGATGCGGGCGAACCGGCGACCGGGTTGCTGCCCTTCAACTGCGGCATCTGGACGCGGGTCCGACCCACGTTGCCAGCGCAGAACAGGTTCGTCTTGGGGACGGTGACGTGGCACAAATTGATGTCCGGTGCCTTGCCGCTGTCGGCCTTCGCCGCGTCGACACGGCTCTTCAGTTCGCCGAGCAGCGTCGAGACCTGCTCGGTCGATTTCAGTTCGACGTGCTTCCCGGCGAGGATCGCCTCGGCGGCGACGTCAACGTCGCCGGTGCGAATAGGGTCGTCCGCCGTGCCGCTGCCCTGCGACCCACCACCGGCCTTGCCGTGGCTGCTCTGGTCGTGCTTGCCGGGGAGGTGCCGGGTCGCGGGTTCGTCGTCATCGGGCTCGGGCTCGGGTGCGGCGGGGGCTGCGAGTGCGGGCGGTGGCTTGGGGAACTCGTCGCCGCCGGGCAGCGGCGGCAAGTCGTCGAGGGCTCGCAGTTCGTTCGGGGTGCGGTGCTTCATCTCGGACTGGATCTTCATCACGTCGTACTTCGTGCGCGTGTCGGAGCGGACGACGGCGTCGAGGTTGAACTTCACGTACTGGCCGCGCGGCAGCAGTGAGGTGAGGACCGCTTCGATGCGGGTCACCCAGGGTCGCAGGGTGAGGGTGGAGAAGTTCAGCATGTTCTGCTCGACCGTCGCGTACGTGAGCGATGACGCGGTCTCGCCGCCGATCATCTCCGGGGGCACTCCGTAGATCGACGCGATCTGCGTGGCGCTCGCGCGGATCATCTCGATGAACCGGATGTCGTCGGCGGGGAGTTGGACGGATGTCCATTCCCAGTCCTTGCCGGTGACGAACACGTCGCCGTGCGACATGTTGCTCTTGTACGACTCCTTCACGGCCTTGGCCGCCTCGGCGACGACGGGCTGCTCGGTGTTGCGGAGGATTCCCTTCGGCACCGGGGCGCCGCTGGTGAACCAGTCGGCTGCGAAGTCCTGCGCGGCTAGGGCGCCTTCGATGACGGACTTGAACGATCCGATGGGCGATGACCCCCACCGGACTCCTGGCAGCACGTATGCGGGGATGTGGACGAACTCGCCCTCGACGAGCGGGCTGCCGTTGTAGTACAACGGCTTTCCCGGCATCGACTCCTGGCAGGTCACGAGCGTCGGGTCGAGCCACTCGATCTTGCCGGGCCTGCCCCGGTACTCGGATCCGCGCAGCCCGACCGCGTTGCCGCGCAGGAGGAGCCCCGTCATCATTCGGTGCGTCCAGTCGTACCGCGTGCCGTAGAGGCTGGGGTCCTCGATGAGCGGCGGCTGGGTCTTGAGTTTCACGTTGATGCCGCCGGACTCGGTGTATGCGCTGCACGGGAGCGCGGCGATCTGGTCGGCGATGAGCCGGGTCGCCGAATACACGGGCGCGAGCCGCAGCAGCGCCTCGTCTGCTGGCTGAGCGTTCGAGCCGTTCAAAAACGCGGCGATCGGGTCGACGGTCCCCCAGATGCTCGAAGACGACAGGAGTCGCTCCTCGGGCTTACGGGGCTTCGGGAAGAGCAGGCTCATGCGCCTCCCTCCCTTGTCATTCGCCAAGCGGCGGCGAGCGCGAACACGCCCAGGACGATGAGGCCGACCGGAACCCCGGCGAGCATGCCGACGCCGACCGTGATGAGCGCGATGCCCGCGACCTCGACAACCGACGTGATCAACGTGGATCCCGCACGATGATCGGCCCGAAGTCCTTGTCCAGTACCGCCCACTGCCGCTCGGCAACCGCCGGGTCCTGTTCGCGGAGCAATTCCCACGCCGCCGAGTTCTGATGCGCGTAGTCGATGAGCCCCGGTTCGAGGTAGACGGAGTCAGCCGACCGGACAGGCGGCTTTCCCGCCGTGTGCTGACGGATCGCGGCGGCGTCGTACTCGACGTCGCTCAAATCGTCCAGCGCCATCCTCATGCGATCCCTCCCGGCTGGGCCATCCACCCGGTCGCCTGGACGCCGGACGGGACGGAGTCGGGCGGGATACGCCCGGCATCGATAAGACGCTGGTGTGCGCGCAGCGTCGCGGTCGACAGCACGACGTACGCGGGCGACTGCCGCACCCCCAGACTCGTCAGGTAGGCGGGCGGCGGCGAGGAGAGCGCCGACTGGACTTGATCGTCGGTCAGGGCAGAGACAGTGCGGGCCTCGCCGGTGGCCTCGTCGACCGTCGTCGATCCGCTGGACCTGCGGGTCATGTAGTGCGCCATCCACACGTCGTTCGTGATCGAGCGGGACCCGTACGGGTCCGTGCCGTCGTTAAAGAACGAGGTCCGCTTCGCGCCGGTGACGGCGTCAGCGACGGAGCGATCGCCCTTGAGCATCGCGACGACGTTCGTCCCGAAGCCCTCCTGTTGCAGGTAGCCGCCGGACTGGACGGTCGCGGCGGCCTCCGCTGCGGTCATGCCGTCGAACCTGCCCGCACGCCAGTCGCGCAGGTACGCGCGGGCGGTGTCCGTGTTGGGTTTCGTGACCCCGTCCGCCTGCACCCACCGGTTCCGCGCTGACGTGATCGCGAGCGTTCCCATCGCGACGTCGAGCGGGACGTCGAACTCGCGCGCCAGTCCTCGGGCATCGGCTTGCATTTCGTCCTCGTACCAGCGCATTCCGCGCTCGCTGTTTGCCGGGTTGTCGAAAGCCGCGACGATGTCGTCGGCCATGCCGTCGACGTCGATGCCGTACTTGTCGACGTACGCCTGGACGTGCTGGCGGGCGCGGTCTGGGAGGGTGTCGTAGTCGACGGGCTCGACGCCGCCGATCCGGCGGGTGATGCCATCGGAGTCGACGACGGTCTCGTTCTGCTCGCTGGGCGCCCACGAGCCCACCCCGCCGCTGCCCCAGCGGCCTTGTGCGTCGCGCGGCTGGTTCGGGTTGAAGCGGAGGTCGGTCAGGTCGTAGAGCGGACGCGGCTGATCACCGTCGCCGCCCACGCCTCCAGGTCCGCGTCCTCCTCGACCGGCGGGTCGACGATCGTGATCTCCATGAAGGCTCCTGTCGCCGCTGCCGCCGGTGTCGATGACCGTGCCCGAGTCGATGTGGAAGATCGCCTGCTGGTCGTTCGCGGAGCCGAGCGAGACGGCGCCGCCCCGGTCCTGCACGACCTCGACGAGGTCGAGTGCGACCTCCGCGTGCGCCCGGTCATGCCAGATCCCGACCATGGTGTCGCCGTCGAGCGCGGCCTTGCGTGCCTGGACGTACTGCGCCAACTGCCTCGGCCCGTGCGGCCCGAAGAACGTGTGCGCCGACATCGTGATCCCGTTCGTCACGCCGGGCGCGAACTCGTCGCCCGACTTCCGTGCGACGACGTACCCGGTCGTCGGCCTCGATCCCGCGATCACGTTGACGGTGTCGCCCTGCCCGAACCCGACCGCGCGCGCGACCCCCGTCGCCCACGACCCATGCGATGTCTGGTCCGCGTGGCCGGGGTGCCGCAACTCCATCGACCGCGACGCCGTAAACCCGTTGAGCACCAGCGCACTTCGACGGTCGTCGGTCCGCTTCGGCCAGTCCGCGTGAGCGTCGTCGAAGTCGACGTCGAACACGGTCACTTATTGCCCCACCAGTCGGCGGTTGTCTTGGCGTGGACGTCGATCTCGCCGCCCAGGACGACCATCTCGGCCTCCGAAAGGCAGCCGACGCCGGTGGTGCCCGTCGACAGGATCCTGGACGCGGGAACCACGGCCCGCATGAGCACGCCGTTGTCACCAGCGAAACTCTCAGCCGCCAGTGACTCGTACGCCCAACTCGACAGGGGCCGCGTGCGGGCCTTCCCCGTGATCGGGGCGAGACCAGGACCCTCCGTGGACGACGCCTTCACGCCACGCCACAACTCCACCGACACGACGTCCCGCTCCTTGAACCACTCCTGGGTCCCGTCGTACTGCGCCCGCACGAAGTCCCGGTACACCGCGCCGTGCGACGCGTAGATCTCCCGGCCCTTCGCCATCGCCGCCGAGACGTTCCCGTCGATCGGGTCCCACTCCGACGCGCCGCTCAATCCGAACTCATCGCGGGCGGCCTCCTGGATCGCATGCGAGCGGGCGCTGGAATCGTTCGACGTGATCGCCCACTGGTCGACGAGGCTGGAGACCATCGACTCGCGGGCCTTGCGCTGCGCGGCAGGAGTCCCCGCGATCGCCCATTCCTGATCACCCCAGTCGCTGTGAGGATCATGCAGGACACCGTCCGCGTCGACGTGCCGCATGAGATCGGCCCTCGTCCTGCCGCTGGTCGGTGCGCTGTCGTAGAGCCTGTCATCCAGCAGGTTCATCGCCTCCTGCACCTCGACGGCGCCGTCCCGCGACGAGCAGACGAGGAGGACGTTCTCCCACTGAGTGTCGTTTGGCTGCGCCGTGATCGCTGCCCGCTCGTCGATCGGCATCGGCTGGTTCGTGTAGTCGCTGATGTCGCGGACCCGCCCGGCCTCGGCCTCGGCGAGGATGTCCTCACTGCTTGACGTCATCCGGGCCGAGACGCTTCTCGCCACCATCGCCTTCGCCTCCGCGCGGTCGGCGGTGCTGAAGTCGTCTGCCTTGTTCACCTGCTCCGACATCCCGTAGGAGGTCTTGTCGGGGTCGCCGATGCCGACCGTCTCGGCGATCAGCGACAGGCTCCGCTCGGGGCCGATCTGCTCACCGCCGCCACCGCCGCTGCCCCACTTGCCGTCGGCGTCGCGCGGCTGGTTCGGGTTGAAGCGCAAGTCCGAGACGTCATACGCGCCAACAAGATCTGGGCCATGCTTCGCGTACCACGCGATGACCTGCGGCACGGACTGCGGACGGACCCGCTGCGCCTCCGCGAGCGCGTCCTCGCGTGACATCACCAGCCGCACCACGTCGGCGCCAGCCGCCTCCCACTCGGAGAGCCGGGCGTCGTCCGCACCGGAGTCGATCACCCACGCCGTCAGATCCGGGCTCGCCGCTTCCTTGAACACCGCGTCGATCGCAGCCCTGCGCGCGTTGAACACCGGCTCCCGCATCGGCTGCGGCATCTCGAAGTGCGACGGTGCGTCGACCGTCATCGCATTCACGATCCGGTCCATGTCGATGACGACATCGCCGGTCTTCGCCCGCTCCCTGATGTACGAGGACTTGCCCGACAGCGGCGGTCCCCAAAGGACGGTCACCGTCATCCAAAACTCGAGAGGAGGTCATACTCGACCGGCGCCTGACTTTGCCACCAGACCGCGCGATCGAGGCCCATCACCGCAGCGACCGCGAGGTCGATCTTCCGAGTCGCGTGGACCTTCGCGAGCCGGGTGCCCCGATGATCGTTCTTCACCGTCGCGCCCGTCACATGCCGATGCAGCCGGAGGTCGCCGTCGTGGGTGAGCGCCGCGTGCAGCACCGCATCCCGGTAGGCGTTGGTCGCCGGGGTCATTCGGGCTGCGGTCTGCGGGAACTGGGACACGGTCACCCCCGACGCCTCGAACACCTGAAGAGTCCGCTCCCAGCGGAACGGATCAGCGGTCAACTCGACGACGCGGTACTGGTCGATCGCGTTGCCGATCGCGGCCTCGACATCCGCGATGTCGACCTTCCAGTCAGGCCGCGCGTCCATCGGTTTTTCCCACGCACCGACGACCCACTGGTGCGGGACCGACTCGACGGTCGTGCCGATGACTGCGGTCGAGTCGTCGTTGAAGGAACCGTCGAGCGCGAGGACGACCTTGACGTCAGGCGGCACATCACGACCGATCGCGACGCGGGCCGCGAACTCGTCATCGCCGATCCACTGGCTGACATTCCTGCCTGTCGGCTGGTTGAACCAGTACCGCCTGGAGTCATCAGGATCCGACATCGGATCCTGGATCTCCGCGACGATCCTGTCGAGATCCATCCACGACGCCGCCGGGCCATACACGTCGACCAGGGCCGCGAGGACCGCGTCAGTGTCGGCGAGGTCCGGCACCGTCGGCGCCTGCTTGTGGTCGAACAGCAGCCCGTGGTTCCGGCGCTTGCCCTCCTGGATCTCGCGGTACAGCGCGTGCGTCATCTCCGCGATCGATCCATCGCCCGGCGCGTACATCGTCGTCGTGTCGAACGCCCACGGCTCCGCAGCCTTCCGCTTGCCGAGGTTTCTTCGCAGGAAAGCATTGAGCCGCAACAACTCTGGCTTGTAGTGAAGATGGGTCTCGTCGAAGATGATGAACGAACTCTTGCCGCCGTCCTTCGACATTGCGCCGCTCGTGCTCGGCTCGATCGTCCCGCCATCCGGCAGCAAGATCCTCGTCGAGGTCGCCGCCCTACGACCGACGTCGATCCCCGGATACTCCGACGCGACCCGTCCCTCGCTCAGCATGTACGAGCAGTTGTCGTACGTGTTCCCCGCCTGCGTCTCCTCCGTTGCGACGCACAGGATCTCGGGATACTTCACCCGACGGCCTACCGGCGAACCCGCTGCGTCCCAGCCGTCGAACCTCACCGGACCCAGCGCCTCAGCGCACGCGATCATCCCCGCCAGTTCGGACTTCGCCCGGCCCTTCGGGCGGGAGAACACCGCGCGGCGAACCAGCCTGCGGCCACTGACCGGATCCAGCGCATACGCCTTCAACAAAAACGCGGCCTGCTCGTCGTCGAGGACGATCGGCTCGCCCTGCACATCACCAGGACCGTGGACGAGCATCGCCTCGATCCACTCGATCACCTGCCAGCCCAGCGTCACCAACTCCGGTGACGCCACCGCCGGAGGCTTCTTAGCCAGCCTTGCCATCGACGGCCTTGAGCAGCCGCGCACGACGATCGCCGACCACCGGCTCAGCCGCCGCCACCGCGACAGGCGCCACCATCGGCGCCGCGCCCTGCGTCACCCGCAGCCTCATCCGGTCCTCGATCGTCACGCCGTACTTCGCGCACCGCAACCGCAACTCACCCAGCAGGCCAGTCACCAGACCCATCTTCGCGATCAGATCATCGATCGACAGGCTCCACACCATCGCGTGCATCAGCGCCATGTCCTGCAAGAACAGCCAATCCGACTGCATGAACAGCCGAGCCTGCTCAGAACGTCGCCAAGACTCCCACCACTCGCGAGTCTGCTGCGGCCACTCCCGATCGCCCGGCAACTCGGGACCGAGCGGGTCCAGGAGCGGCGCCGACGCGACCGTCGTCGTTGGGATCTTGTCCGGCGCCTTGCCAGTCGTGCGCCTGCGTGCGTTCGGCTTCGGCGCCGGGCCTCGACCGCCCATGAGGGACCTCCTTTGGTGTGCGAATCGCGAGAGAGTTTGCCTCGGGCTCTGTACCCCAGGGGGTATCTAAAGAACCGGGCCTTCGGCGGGGGGTATGGGGTCGAAAGGCATTGATGTGCAATGCCTTTGGTCCTACTGCTTGAGGAGGGAGGGGGGAGGGGGGGTGGCCCTGCCCTCATTCGCTTTCGCAGCATTGCAGCGCCTGCATGCTGCGACCAGGTTGCTTGGGTCGAGCCTCAGGCTTGGCGCTATGTCGATTGGTATGACGTGGTCGACGGTGGCGTCGGGTCCGAGCAGTGGCTTGGCGCAGTAGGCGCATGTCCATGCGTCTCGTTGCAGGATCTCGATGCGTACTCGCTGCCAGTCGGATCCGTAGCCTTGCTTCGTTGATGAGGCTGGTCGTGTTCGTTGCGTTGGTGCTGGCTTGTGGTGTGGGCAGTAGTTGCCTTGGCTCAAGGCGCCGCATTCGAGGCAGGGGGTGAGCATGCGTTGAACCCCCAGACTTGCCGCGCCCTTTTGGGGCTTCGGTTCAGGGCGGGGGCGCTAGGGAGGGCCATATGCGGACGATGGGCTGGCATGGGTCGCCGCCTTCGTCCCATTCGGCTTGCTCTTCGGGGGTGTCTGGGATGCCGTCGTGCGTGGCGCAGACGACGTTGCTGATCCAGCCTGCGTCGATGCCGATGTCGAGCCAGTCGTGGATTGTCATTGCTGCCTTGGTGGGTTGGCCCGGCTATGTCAGGGCGGGGGTCGTTGTTGGTGCTGGCCGGGTGCTCGGGTGTCCCCCCGGTTTGCCGGGCACCCGGCAAGCGAAAGGCGCCGCCACTGCATGGTGGTTGCGCCTAGGCGCAGCCTAGCAAATGTCGGCGCAAGAGGTTTGCTGATTTTTTTCACCGGCGTGTCGCGATATCTCGTCGTGGACGAACATGCGCTGCTCAATAACCTCAGCGAAGCCGTAGGCCCATGCCCCCGCTTCGATAGACGGATGCTGTGTCTCGTCCCGCAGATAGGCGACAGCGAGGGCGAGCGCGTCCCGCTGGCCCTGCTCGTACCAGTAGGTCGCTTGCGCCACGGTTTCTGGAGTCGCTAGAGCGGTGACCCGAGCCTCGCAGGCCTGAAGTCGATCACAGATGCATTCGCGCTCGCAATGGATGCACCATGTCTGTTGCCGGGAGCAGAAGACATGCTTAGGAGTATCCGCTCCACATGGCTGCATCAGATGACACTCTGGTAA